AATATTATAACGGATGGCCGCCACGTGGAGATTTTCAAGATTAAGGGCACTTGTATATATTGTACTCCAGTCTCCAATTCATTTGAATACTTTGCGAGAGCTCCAATTGGAGACATCCCCATTATTACAAAAATGCCATCAGCTCCGAAGCGTTTTAGAGTCCAATCCAAGAATTTCTTCCTCACTTACCCACATTGTTCCCTTTCTAAAGAAGAAGCCCTATCCCAATTGCAAGCCCTAGGGACTCCTGTCAACAAGAAATTCATTAGGGTTTGCAGAGAACTCCATGAGAATGGGGAGCCTCATCTCCATGTGCTCATCCAGTTCGAAGGAAAATACGTCTGCACAAATCAAAGATTCTTCGATCTTGTATCTCCAACCAGGTCAGCACATTTCCATCCGAACATTCAGGGAGCTAAGAGCTCATCGGACGTCAAAACCTATGTGGAGAAACACGGAGACTTCATTGATTTTGGAGTTTTCCAAATCGATGGCAGATCAGCTAGAGGAGGTCAGCAATCTGCCAACGATACGTATGCCAAGGTCCTCAACGCTGGATCCATCTTGGAGGCGCTCAATATACTGAAGGAAGAACAACCAAAAGACTTCGTCCTTCAACATCATAACATCCGATCAAATCTAGAACGGATATTTCAGAAGCCTCCGGAACCATGGGCTCCTCCGTTTCCACTCTCCTCTTTCACTAACGTTCCCGACGAGATGCAAGAGTGGGCGGACGATTATTTTGGGAGGAGTTCCGCTGCGCGGCCGGAACGACCTATTAGTATAATCGTCGAGGGTGATAGTCGGACGGGGAAGACGATGTGGGCGCGTGCTCTGGGCCCACATAATTATTTGTGTGGACACTTAGATTTAAATTCTAGGGTTTACTCAAACAATGTGGATTACAACGTCATTGATGATGTCAATCCGCAATATCTAAAGCACTGGAAAGAGATAATTGGGGCCCAAAGAGACTGGCAGTCAAACTGTAAATACGGAAAGCCAGTTCAAATTAAAGGAGGGATCCCATCAATCGTGCTATGCAATCCAGGAGCGGGTTCCAGCTATAAAGCATTCCTAGACAAAGAGGAAAATGCATCTTTAAGAGCCTGGACACTCCACAATGCTAAATTCATCTTCCTCGACTCCCCCCTCTATCAAGGTAGCACACAGAGCGGCCAAGCGCAGGGCAATTCGCCGTAGACGAATCGACATCGATTGCGGCTGCTCTTTCTTCAGGCACATCAACTGCGCCAATCATGGATTCACGCACAGGGGAATTCATCACTGCGCCTCAAGCAGAGAATGGCGTGTATATCTGGGAGATAACAAATCCCCTGTATTTCAAAATAACCAGGGTGGAAGACCCCCTATACACGAACGCCAGAGTGTACCACATCCAGATCCGGTTCAACCACAACTTGAGGAAGGAGCTGGGTCTTCACAAAGCCTTCTTGAACTTCCAGGTCTGGACGACATCAGTGACAGCTTCTGGGACGACATATTTAAATAGACTTAGACATTTAGTTTTATTGTATTTAGATCAATTAGGTGTTATTTCAATTAATAATGTAATTAGAGCTGTTCGTTTCGCAACAGATAAAGCATATGTAACTTATGTACTCGAACATCATTCAATAAAATTCAAACTTTATTAATTTGAAGTCGAATCATAAAAATAGATCCGAATCTTCAATGTAGCATACACAGGATTAGAGGCATGCGTACATGCCATATACAATAACAGGGCGTTCTCAGTGTGGTTCTCGTACTTAGCAGCCTCCTGATGGTTATAGGTCACATGGTTGTTGACCTTCCAGAACCGCTTAACCAGGGCCTGCTCCTTGGCAGCATACTGACCACCCGTGACCGTGGTGTGGAACTTGTGCATCACTTGGAAACGATCACGGAGATCGTTCTTCACGGTGGCGGTGCTTGGCTCGTTGTCGAACAAGTTAAACACCTGTCCGAAATCCATGGGGGTACCATACGGTCTCCGGTCTCTCACCAGCCAGAACATCACGTTGTTCGTGTGGTTCCTCAGCTTGATATTGTCATCCATCCATATCTTACCTAAGATATAGACAGACTTCACACAGAAACGCTTACCGACACGGTGAGTGATGCCATTGCCACGCGTCACGTCGGAGATGCATATCACCTTCCCAGTATGAGCGATATCATGGCGTTGCTCGTACGATTGGACCTTACAAGGCCCCTCACACCCTTTAGGAACATCAGGCGATCTGAAAGCCCGATAGATCCTGGGCTTCCTGTACATGGGCCTATTAACCCAGGCCTGTGATTTATTAACTTTAAAGCCCGTACCTCCACGGGGCGAAAAATTGAGGGAGCGCCTAACCTTCGACGTTCCCTCGATCGAACGCCATGAACCATCCCGCTTCGGCATTTCGAACTAGAAATCAAATGGAGACATAAAGCATCCACTCCACCCAATCATGTCGGGTTCAGCAACATGATTGATGAGACATTTATATGTCGTACCAATTTATACACGTGTCAAACTTAGCGACCAAGACTTATCAAATAACTAAGCTTTCAAGACGCGCTCTCGTTGGCCCACACGTAATTGCGGCGAAATTTCCGAGAAAGGGACCACAAAACCCACGCCGCGTCCTTTATTCAAATTAAAGACCTATCACAATGTCTCCAAAACTTCGGGCGGCCATCCGGT